CTCGCCTATACGATAACTAAGCTCTGGACTCCTGGGTACCAAATACCCATTAGACCAGGATAGTCCGTATACGGCGCTTGCCAGGGTAACAGAAGGCGCAAAGCCTGCCCAACGGATTTTCGTCCGGGGGACAGGCTGATACGTCTTGAGATACCTTATTCCGTGTTTCCAACGATAAGTCCACAAGGACTTATCGTCGTCATGTATGACAACGTCGCCGAGGTCCAGAGGGCCACGAAGACGATGAAGTTCTCGGGGGATACCCCGGAGGACTTCCTGCCACGCATCACGAACGGAATACCAGCGGCTAAAATTCGGTAAAGTACCGCGCTTTAGACCGTTAGCAAGCGCAATGCGGGAAGAGGGCTGATCAGGATCATCTTTCAGGTAGAAGGGGCGAACCCCGACACCGTTAAAGAAGTCACCACCGCAGCTCTCACGAAAGACTCCTGTAAAGAAAGATTTCTTCACATTAGTCTCAAGGCCGCAAAAACGCAACGCCGAAATAACATCCTCCGAGAACTCTACAGGTAGGATAAGATCGTCGCCAAAAGCGAAGATCGTCTTACCAATAGAATCTTTGCCAACAATGGCAGAGATGAGTCCCAAAAAAAACTAGGGTCTCAAGCTCGAAGGTGAAACCATTTCCCATAGAGGAGAATTTCTCTAAAAGATGAAATTTTCCTCGGAACAGAGTCTTCTTTGACCGAAGGCCATCGAGGACTCTGAACCAATTTGAGGGGACCAGGAGTTTTACCAAGTTCCTGGAAATGGTGTCGCTAGCATTTTTAAGGTCTAACGTGGCAAGATTTCCTCTGCGTGAGGAATCAGCCGCTAAAAGGCGGTGAATGTCTTGCCCGTCGTCAAGGTTGATACCATGACGGCGAAGTCGAGTCCTTATCACCTTGCCATAAGCAAGTTGATAGAAGACGTTAATACTAGGCTCAACGGCAATGCCGCGGAACTTCGTAGCGTCTTTCGGAACGGTCAAAAACCGATTTCCAGGTACAGACTTCGGCACCTTCCCAACGTCGACGCAGGCGGAAGCCCACATCGTGCCACTCCAAGGGAATAGGAATGGCCAAGCGTCAGGGGTAAAGGTAGGTTCATTTGAAATCTTATCGGGTATCGTCGAAAGGACGCCCCTATCGCCATAAGTCGAGCCCGGTCCAAACCTGCCATCAACAATGTCAGGACATGGACCAAGAATCTCAGCTATATTCTTTCTCGCACGCTCAAAAAAAGCATGCAGGTCCGAATGGACTTGATGACCTTTAAGGTCATCAAGTATCGGATATAGCCGAGCATTAGCTCGAAAGCAGCTATTCTCACACAAGATGAAATTCTGTTCAGCAACGGCCTTACGGTCGAAGCTGGTCGGCAAAGGCTCATACTTGCGCAAAAGAGCGCAAGCAGAAGCATCAGCCCAGAATCGCTCTGCTGAGAAGTAGTCGCTCGGATCAGCTTCCAAAGTGGAAAGTTGATCCCATTCACCAGCCTCGAGCAGCATCGCTGCAGCAAGAGACTTAGGTGTGGCTAGACCCTCATAATATTTGAGGGCCACCTTCTTCACAAAATGTGAAATCAAGGTACAGCTCCAGAAGGAAGTACTCACCATACATGGATTAAGAAACTTAATACATAGAAGGTGAGAGGTTCTAAGTCAGGTCGGTGCGAAACCGGTCCTGACCGCGACTTGAGTCACGGTAGTGCCGAGCAGGTGAGTAACCTGTCCAGCAAACTCGTTGACATCGGCAGCAGCGACGTTCTGGGGCACCGCGAAGGAGCCCGTGAACGTCATCATAGAACGAACTTCCGTCTGGCCGGTCGAAGAATTCGTGTAAACACTCGGAAAATTCACCGAGAAGTCGACACGACGGACCGTACCAGCGGTGTTCGGGCGAGCGGACATCGAGAACACAGGGCGTTGGCCCTGAGTACCCGTCGCCGTTTCCGAACGCCAGAAGGCAGGGCTCTTATCTCCGCCGGAAGCTGCGAGGAGAGACCACACGATATCCGTGGTACCATCATATTTCTTGATGGTAATGTCAGCAGCGGTCGCCATTTAGCGATCTCCTTAAGTTCTCAAGAGTTAATCTTGGAGAACTGTTGTACTAACAGCGAAATTGCTGTAGCACCCCGAGTTACGGACATCCCCTTAAAGGGGGATGTCTTTAAGACGGGTCCGGTGATACCAATCGACCTTGAGACAGTAACGCCTTGATTGACGTACTGAATATAACTCCGGAAGTCCCATCGATTTGAAGGGACATCCGAAGAGTCGAGATAATCACCGGTAAGGCTTACAAAGACAGTCGTATAGCCTCGATCGACGGAGAATCCAACAAAGTCGGTCATTGCACTCAAGCACTGACCCACATTGCTGAACCAATCGACGACGAAGCTAAAAGGTACTGCTTCCCAAGCCACAGATAGGGGATTGACAAACCCCATCTGATTCGCTATTGCAAGATTCGGATTAGTTACCGAAACCACGGCCCCCATGCGGACACCGACCTTCCAATCGAAATATCGATGAGAAAGGTTAGTGCCATCAAAAGAGGACGTGTGATCTTGACCTGTCGTACCACTCCGAGTCGTAACATGGACATGGGTCGTGCCGTCTTTCGACGCCGCCTTCCCAGTGCCATTCAAAGTATCGATGCTAGCACCGATATCTTGTACGAGGGGTTGCCAGCCAAAATGGAGTTCGAGCCAACGATCAGACGCTTGTTTAGAGCGTTTCTTGATTTTATTGGCAAGATTACCAGAGACTGTTACCCCAAGAGCCTTAGCCGCGCCCACAATGTCACCCTTCTTGACGGCAGAAACTGCCTTCGAGATGGTAGCAACGTGGCTCAGGATTTGGTTCACACTATGACCAGCTTCCAAAAGATTATTCGCATTCTGAGCCGAATCTTTCATCGAATCGACGAAATGGGCATAAGCCTTATTCGTGACTTCAGAAATATCGGAATCAGCACGCCAAGTCTCAGGAACGCTGTTTATAATGCTCGGGGGTTCACGTTGAACAGTGGACGTGGGACTGTCATAATAGTAACCATCGTAACGTAAGCCCTTCCAGGTCTGCGAGATAAAGCCAAGCGGGTTACCCCGAGAGGCTTTCTTCTGCGTATACCAGTCGCGGCTAACGTAAACACGAGGGGAACCATTATCCCAGCTCGCCAAAAACGTGGACGAGGATTTATGTGCCATTTAAACGTCTTTCAACGAGGAAATGACGGCTGCTAGCGAAGCAGCACTATTTTCACCAAAAAGCTTGGTGAGCCACTCCAAAAGGTCCGAAAAGACCGTAACTAACAGCCCAAGGAGGAGAAGGATCTCTTCATGGGTCATTGGTTGCCAGCGATAACGCTGATATTAAGTGGGTTGATCCGAAACACCATCTAACAGGTGTTGTCCAGTCACGGACGCGCGTAAGCCACGCTAAGATCAGAGCTAGAAAAACCTCTTCTGACTTTACGACGAACGAGAAAAAACGCCAGTCGTAAATAGGAG